ACGGATTAATTCTCGGTCACGATTCATTGCGGCATCTATTTCCGCACTTTGAATTTGTACACCATATTTCAATTCTAGCTCATATCTACGCAAAATACCATCTTGCTCAATACGATCTCTTTCTCGGTCATCAGACATAATCATTTTCTGACGCTCTAGATCTAATTCAGCGGCTTTCTTTTGAATGTCAGCCTGAATAGCTTGAGCCTGTACTTGAGCCAATATTTCCTCTGGCGTAGGCTTTGGCTCTGGAGGTGGTGGCAACTGGAAGTCAGCAGGCAACTGGTTAAAGTAATTCTGAGAATCCTTGATACCCGCAAGTTGCAACATCTTGGTTAAAGTGTTTGTGTACTGTGGTATTGATACAACAGGATTATTAGCACCTGTCTTTTCAATCAGCATTTCCTGACGCATTGCAACCTGACTCAAGATATTGATTCGGTCTTCAATAGTGCCATCGCCAACACCAACATTGACTGTTACATCCATCTTGGAATCCCATGAACGGGGATCAATTGGTACGAATGTATTACGCAAACGAACCATTCTTTCTCTGTCTTGATTCTCAACCACCAACTTCAAGATGCCAGTAAACAATTTACGCAAACCAGTTTCAGCAAAGATACGGGCAATCATCTCAATGTGCTGATGGGCGGCATTGACAGTCGCTGATACTGCGGCTTTGGTAGTGCTTTGTAGAGCATCTGCATCTAAGCCTGCAGCGGCTTTTGAAATGCCTGTACGGGTTTGTTTAATGTCATCCAAGTAATCAAGCATTGGGAATGCGGCCTGACCAACAAAAGGAGTGGTAAACGGCTGAACCATGCCTGGCGCTCTCATGCGAATAACAGCACCAACTTCTGTATTCAACACGTCTTCCATGTTGGCCTGTCCTTCTACGATGGCAGTCCGTGGATGGATGGCTTGAGCCAAAGAGTCTAATATGCCACGTTGGACATTGGACTTGATACGCTGAATATCCATCACTACATCAGCAGGGCACATACCAAAAAAGGTATGAGGTTCTGGATCTGGGCAGAAGTCTGCAAACTGTCGGTCATCAACAATTTCATTACGCAGAACTTTGTTGCCTGTACCTACAGTACAGATCCTTCGCATCTCAGCAATACCATCGCCATCAAAGTCTACCTTTAAGTAGCCCTCAATGTAGAGAACACTCTTGCTTGATGGATCACCATTGTTTGCAGTACTGATAACAGCAAAGGGGTTACGGGCTGTGTATTCTTGGTTGTTGTCAAAGTCATTACCATTGCCTGCAACTTCAACCATTTCGTCGTAGTCATAACCCATAGCAACTAGGTCAGATACAGTCTTCATAGTCCTGTGGCCTACAAAAGTAGCATCTTCAATAGACTTTGCTCTTCGGTCAATCAGGAACTCTTCTGGAGGTAGAGCTTCAATCTTTACCTTGCCAGATTTAATTCTGCGTTTGATTTCCACATCGTACATCATGGGAGGTGGAGTCATAATGCCTTGAGCATCATTCATTGGCTCAGTACCAGGAACTGGATACTCACGCACCGCAGAGATCTCAACATCTGGATTCTCTGTCAACATCATCATGCTTTGCTCATCAAGCATAGAGAATGATTCTGCCTTAACTTCTACTGACTCATCCCACCAGTATTTAATAATTCCAGCCTTGCGTACCAAAGCATCTTTAAAGGCAGAGTGGAGAATCTTAAAGCCTGGGTTATCACGCTTAAAAATAAAGTCTACATAGTCTGTAGCTTGTTCAGCATTCTGAACATCTTCTGGTCCTTGGGGGGTGAATTCAACCACACGCTCTGGACCAAAGAATATGCGCATCAAACTAGGTAGGATGCCTTGAACAGTATCACGGACATCCATTGAAACTACTTGTGAACGGCCTTCTTCTTCGTCACCAAAGGGTTGACCATAGTAGTACTCAGTAGCTAAAGCACGATTGCCGCCAATGTCATCATCTATGAAAGAAATAGCATCATAAATTTCAGCAGAAATAACGCCTTGAAGTTGCTCTTCAGACATTACCTCATCACCCTCCATTTGGCCTTGGAGAGTTTCAGCCATCAACATGGGGTTTTCGTTAATCATATATTTCCTTATCGAGCACCGATATAAGGGAGAATTCCAGAATTAGTATTCTGCAATATAGAAGGAATGCCACCAACATAATTACTAGCCATGCCACCATAGGGGTTAGACATTTGTGGAATCATTAGTGCTTTTTCATCTTCTTTTGGATTGAAAGAGTATTTAAAGCCTGAGTTAAACATATCACCCATTGAAGCATTTGGGTTTGTCATAGTCTTATAGACATCCATTGCTGGAGCCATTTGTTGGCTGACTTGATTTTGTGCAAACCCACCAAGGGTATCCCCTAAAGACATTGGAGCGGCACCACCACTGAGAACAGCTTCAGATCCACCAGCGGCAGCGGCTGGTAATAGTGACTCAAGTAAAGATGCTAATAAGGCTTCCATTTAATCTTCCTCCATATCGTATTCTGTTTTAGCCATCATCAACATATTCTGCTGATTCTTGCTCATTTTCTTGGTGATAGGGCCACCAGATAACCATGCTGAACAAGTGCGCTCACCTGCGCATTTAAAGTCAAACAGTTCACAGTAACCAAGATTAGCCGCACCTTGAACATCTTTGGCGTAGCCATCAGTTTCTTCATCTATTCCTTTTAGGATACAGTCGAGCATCTCAGGGGTTTGGATAAAGGCAGCGCAGTTGCCACAACGCATCTCTTGAACATCATCAATAGATACTTCCCACATATCAGCAAGGTTCTGCCAGTACTCTTCGTTGTCTTCTTCTGGGTTGGCAGGACCATAGTCAACATTCTTGATCGCCCAATTACGGGCTTTCAAGTTGGCTTTAATATCATAGGTAGCGGTTGGGCATTTCATTTTTTATTCCTAGCTGATATAGCTTTAGCCTTTGCTTTAGCATCTGCTTTACTGCTTGCACCCCATGCTTGAAGGCTTAGAAGCAATCTAGTTGGCTTTCCATCTTTGTACTCAGGACCATCGTTTCCCGCCATCCTTGCAAGAAAACTAGCTCTACGTGGGTTGTCTCCAGATTTAACAGGGGCTTTAATGTCTTGGCCTTGTGCTTTTAAACTAGCACGACCTTTAGCATTTAATCCACCTTTGGGATTCTGCCCCTCTTTTCTGGTCCACGCTGCGCTCATTTTTTCTTAGCAGTCTTAGCCGCTTGCTTAAAGTCTTTGGCAGTAGGTGCGCCCTTAGTGCCAGGCTTACGCATCTTCTCTTTGGAGCCAGCCTTGATGCGCTCTTGCTTGGCATTAATGTTGGCATAGAGTCCAGGTTTCATAACAACTCCGTAACGCTAACTGTTGAAGCAGTAACACCAGAATCTTTGATAACGGCAATCTTGTCACCAGAAGCCACGGGGAAAATTTCAGATGTATTGTTTGCCAACATTGGGCTTGTCGTAATGCTTGCTGTTGGTGCAGATCCAAACTGGATATGGCAATGACCTAATGAACAAGCAACTCGAACATGAGTTGTTGAAGCCGCAAAAGCGGTACTTGCAACACTAGAATTTGTTACTGTAAAAACTTGTGTCGTACCAATTCTAAATACATTAGGGATGGTATTACCATTGTTATCTCTTGTTAAGAAAGACATAATTTTTCCTTAAGTTACTTTTTGCTTCGATTGGTTGCAGTTCTGCCACCACGTTTGGGCATAGAACGAGACTCGCTCATTGCAATAGCTACGGCTTGGTCACGGGATTTAACCTTTTGACCAGAGGAAGACTTGAGCTTGCCACGCTTGTATTCACCCATTACTTTGCCAATCTTGTTGGCAGCATCATCCATGTTCATAGGAATCTCCAATATAGGTTGCGTAATACTACCATACTGTGGTAATAAAAAAAAGAGCCACTTGCTTAAGGTGGCTCTAAAATGGCAACGGCAATCAGACTAGGCCACGGATAAGCCTTTTTATCGGTTTACCCCATGACATATTTGATCCCCAAGACACAGTAGCGGCATCTGAAGCAAATGTCAAGACAAAAGCGTCAGCCATGTCAGGAGATTTCAAGCCCCGTCTACGAATATCATCTTTGGATTCAATCTTTATCTTGCCGTTAGAGGTAAAGGTGTACCTAACTGTAGCCAGTTCAGCAATGAAATCCTCGTTATTAGGTATCTTGCAGTCACGTTTCTCTAGCCAAGCCTTTGTTTTGTGCCATAGTTCCGCACGAAGATTGAGATAAGTACCGCCCATTGCGGGGCTTTCAGATACGTTAATGCCACGACAGGGCAGTTTTAGTTCTCTTAGTCTGTCAACAACACCCGCACCTAGGCCAATAGAGTCAACCAGAATCTCTGTTGGGCGGGTTTTATGGTCACAGGCTTCGTATTGGGCAACCACGGCACCCGTTAATTGCATCAAGTCTAGGTTTCTCCATCTCTCAAGAGTGTGGACAACATTAGACTGACGTTTACACAGAACTGACGAGTCAGAGCCGAACCTCGCTACGTCTAGTCCCCAGACAATGGGAGCATCTTCATAGGCTCGGGTGTCTCTGTGTTTGGCAGATTCAAGTAGTTCCATAGGGATAATCGTGTCATCATCACTCCTTGGGAATTCACCCAGAACCCTGATCCGATAAGCGTTACTTTCCTCGCCATAGCGGGATTTCATGTCTTCTACATATTCGTTACTAACACGGGTAGAGTCCAGACAAGATACCCGTCTAGTCCACCATTCGTCTTTCAGTCTATTGTGTGTGTCAAAGAAGAAGCCAGAAGAACGTACTGGATTACCTAGTAGGATAGTTAGAGCGTTATGACCAGACATAGAACCCGCAGCGGCCTCGAATACTGCCTCTGGGACACCAGAAGCCTCATCTGCTACTAGCATGACGTTCTCAGAGTGGACACCTTGGAGGGCTTCAGGTTGTTCAGCACGTGATGTTCGAGCAGAGATAAAAGCCTCGGTAGCTGAAGCCTTTAGCTCGATTCTCTCTTGTTTGACATCAAGTAGGTCTTGGATGGGTTGGGGTAGTTCTTTGACCCATCTCTTTAGCTCGGCAAACAAAGCGTCATACAGTTGGGCAGAAGTAGGGGCAGTCACCACGACTTTGACGGGGTATCTAGTCAACAAGAACCATAGCATTGCCCAAGAAGCGGTGGTTGACTTACCCACTCCATGACCAGATCTGATTGAGATCTTTCGCTCACCAGAGGCTACTGCGGATAGAAAGTCCTTCTGCCAATCATCAGGCTCTATTCCCAAGACCTCTTTGACAAACAGATTAGGGTCATTCCTGTACAGGGTAATGAACTGGATAAACGGGTTATGTGCCATTGTTTTCCAAAGTAACAACCTCAGCCTTACCCATGTGCTTTAAAGCTTGTAGGTGTAGATCACCCAAAGAGATATTGACTTGGGTTTTAGCAGTGTCACCATAGTTCTCAGGGTCTAGCTTAGAGGCCATCCACTTACGGGTATCGACTTGGAGTCTGGCCTTGTTCACTCCTGAGTTACTTGTCTCATCTGCTTGGTCAGCAATATCCAAAGCCTCTTCTGCCAGTTTCTCAGCCTTTAGTTTACGGGCAGCGAGTACCGCATCTCTTCTCTCATCAGTATGGTTGATCCAGAAAGAAAGCATGGGCCTAGAACACTCTATGAACTCCGCCAAGCGTCCTATGGTCATTCCTTGGCTAATGTGTGCAGTAACGAACTCTATCCCCCCAAGCTCTTCTATCTTCTTCTCCAACGCTCTCCTCATAGGAAACCCTGCCATATCTTCTCCTTGATTTAATGGTTACAAATTCTAAACTATAAAAAAATTTTTTGGGATGTTCTTTTGTGGTTGGGAGAGGGGGTAGGGGGTCTATGGTTTAAGTGTGTGGTTGATGTGTGTTTATGTCCCCTGTTACTGCACCCCCTCACTTTTACTCAAGGGGGGGGTAAACCCTACCCTTACGTACTAACCCTTAAGGGTAAACCCCTAGGTAGAAACCCTAATAGGGTAAACCCTACTGTCTATCCATACAGTAAACGCAAATGAGAATGATTCGCATTCGCATCTTGTCTCACTAGCGCAATGGGTTTATGTAGAGGGATGTCTAAAAGGTTTCTCAATAGGTTTCTAGGTCTATGCTTATCAATGACCTTACCTTGTCTCTATCCCTTGTCTATCCTATGTGATGTCCTTATCTATTCCTTATGACATTAGGACAACATGGCCTAGGCTTTCCATTTATTTCCTTTTCTAATTGTAGCTACACAATCAAACGTCTATTAGGGTTTGTCCCTATGTTTTTTTTCTATTCTGGTGCTACTATCTCTTTGCATTCGCTTTGAATGTATCTACTTAATAGGTGTCAACATGAAACAACTTTCCCGCATCTTCCGCATCTACTCAAACGCCCCCATTGCTGTTTTTATGGCAATCGGTGCATTGCTTGAGCTTCTATGTGCTTTGGGCTTGTATGCCTACTCTATGCCTGTTTTGGCTGCTTGTGCTTTGGTTTTCTCTGGGTTTCTAGGCTTGATCTCTTTCACCCTTGCTGCTAGCGTTTATCGTGATGTAAAGCGCAACACATGGATTTTGGAGTAATTGCAATGCCTACCCTCAAAATTCAAATTAAAGCAGTCTATGGCACTCTCAAAGCCTACCCTATGTGCGATCAATCAAAGCTCTTTGCAAAGATCGCTGGCACATCTACTCTCACAATGGAAACAATCAAGCACATTCAAGCCCTAGGGTTTGGCTTTGATTGTGAGCAATACAGTTTGGAGTCAATCAAATGAAATCAGTCTACTTTGAAGCTCTTTTTGGCATTGCTCTCTTTTGTGGTGCATTGGCACTTATGCTCGAATACTTTGACGTATTGCTGCCTTAATTCTTTTTTTTCTTTCAACTTAATAGGTGTTACTCATGAAAATCACTCTCAAAACCTCAGTTTTACGTGCTGCTTTGCTTTGTGCTGCAAAAAAGGACATTCGCTACTATTTGCAAGGTATTTGCATTTCATTCAATCACCCAGAAATCGCAATGGTTTGCGGTACAAATGGTCACATTCTTTTTGCGGGTCAATGTCCCATAGACGTTATCGAAGCACCAGAAGCATACGGGTTTGAAATCATTGTGCCTGGTGATGTTATCAAAGCACTAGATAAAAAAGCAGCAGTGGTGATGCTGGAAACCATTGACGCAATGCCAAAGGGTCACTATGTGCTGGGAAACACTAGATTTCAAGCAATAGATGCAAAATTCCCTGACATTTCCAGAGTTATCCCCAAAATAGATGCGTTTTCAGAGCCAAAAATCTCTTATTTCAAACCTGAGTACTTGCAAACAGCAAACGAAGCTCTAGCAATGTATTACGGGTCTAAAAAGGACAAATGCTTTCCATTGCTTACCCGTGGTGATTATTCTGGCATTGTTCACAATGACCAAAACAATGCGCTTGTTGTAGTTATGCCAATGCGTAATGACTCTGGTCATTTTGTAGGTTTTAACTCTGATTTCATGCAAGTTCAACAAAAAGCAGCATAAGGGGCAAACCATGCACGACATGAAAGAACAATTAAACACTGTTTGGGATGCTCTGGAAGCATACAGGGAAGATCTTATTTCAGAGGGTGACGAACAACATGACGCAATTTGGGATGACATTTGCACTGCAATGGCATTTATTCAAGAAAATTTAAAGGCAGAAGCATGAAAATCAAAGAGCAAAAAAACGGCAATTACACTACTTTTGAACGGGTCACACACAATGGCTATTACATTGTGAAGCTCTATAAAAGGGGTGAATTAGCAGATAAGGTCATGGCAGACACTTATCGGGCAGCAAGTGAGTATTTCAAGTCATTTAACCTTATCGCAAAAAACTCTTAATAGGTGTCAATTATGGATAATATCTTTTCAGAATTTCATGGCGCAGATCTTGAGCGTCTGACAGATTGCATTGCTGCAGTTCGCAAAAATAACTTATCAATCGATGAGTGTACTCATGCTGGCATAAATGATAACTCTGGCAATGTATGGATTTGGAATGAAAACTGGGTAGGGTGTGTCTATTGCTCTATTGGGTTTGACATTCAATGGTCATGGTCATGCGGTGATTGTGGTGCGGAATATGATTTTGATACTTATCAAGAAATGGATAATTTTGTGAGTATTCAAAATGATTTAACTGATTGCAGTGGGTGTGAAGCTTGTCACGAAGTAGAGGTGATAGCATGACCACTAGAAAACCCAAAGATAAAAGACACCCAAAGATCATCAATGAATGGATGGTTTATGAGGGTTTAAACGATATAAATTCAGTTTTTGGAGCTTTAACTACATTTGAAGCATATTTGAAAAGCCCTGATTTCAATACGTATCATGCTCAAATGGCCCTTGATTGTCTGCGCTCTACTCTATGCACTGGCACGATGGCAATTGAAAACTGGTGCGAATTAGAAGAGGTCAAACCATGAAAATTGGCAGCATCATTGCTTATGATTGCGATCCAGCAAAACTAGGCGAAGTTGTGGAAACCTTTTTTTATCCCTCTGGTGAATTAGGTCTACTGGTGAAACCCTTTGATAACTCATGCACATTTTGCCCTCAATATGCAAGTCAATGTTGGTTATTAGCAGATAACCTCTAAGCATTTCCATAAAATCCCGCCTAAAAAGCGGGTTTTTTTGAAAGTGTTTGGGAAGTGAGTGCTCACATCATGTGTATTTGCTTAAAGCGCCTAGAATCGGTTATTGTGGTTTCAAGCATACTACCCTTGCACTGAGCGAAAAAACGGCTCAAAACGGGTTTTAATGGCCTTCTAGGTGCATCATTAGATTGTGTCTCATGCGCTGTTTTGTGGTTTAGCGAAGTGAGTGCCAACTTACCTAGTTTTGCGAAGTGAGTGCTAACTAACAAAAAACTAAGGGTAAACCCTGATTTTGGGTGATTTTACAAAAAAGTGGCATTTACTTTTTAGAAACTCGATTTAACCAATTTTTGGAACTTCAAAGTTTTTGAAACTTTTGAAATTAGAAAGTATTATCATTTTCTAGGTTATATTCAAATAATCTTTTAATAGTATTATTAAGTGCGTCAATCTCATCCATTTTCTTAATATGCCACATTCTCTTTTGTCCATGCCAACCTAATGTTGAATTAGTATGGCAGTCTTGACATAATGCAATACAGGTATATTGCAGACCTTGTTTGTAATGGTGGGCTTGACTTGGAGGTGGTGCATCACATACTGAACAGGGAAGCATCTTCACCCTTGCTAGGTGTAGTCTTTCCTTTGCGTTCAGCTTGTTGTTCATTGGGTTGCCCTGATTTCCATTCTGGCTGAGTACTGGTTAGTTCTCCAGACTTCTATCCTTGCTTGGGCAGCGGTCATCAGCCACCGATACTTCTCTTCCTTTTCCACGGCAGCTCTTATGCCTTCTAGCACTTCGATGTATTCCTCATGGGCATAGGCAAAGGTTTCTTGTTTACCCAGAACTTCCGTCCCTGCCTGGCTCATCAGGTGAGCCTTCTTGGACTTTCGGAACTCCTCCAGGTACAGGCGCTCCGATTTCGCTTGGGCGTACAAGGGTGCGGTGTCGATCAAATACTGAATTGCTTTGTCGGGGCTGCTCTCCATGAATTAATCTCCAATGCTTCTCAGCTAAACGTCTTATTCCTTCGGACAAGGAACCATTCCCTGCCAAGGTCAATGCTTGCTCATGGATAGGCGCTACCCTTGCTCGGATAGTCCTACCTTGTTCGCTGATCTTCTTGCGACCAGCGCCTTTTCTTGAGCCGCCACGTTGTTTCATGGCTTGAATTATAGCTACAGAATCAAATCTTGATAGCTTTTAATACAAACCTGATGTCATCATCTTCTTCTTGGAAGACAGTTTTAAAGTCTGCTTTGTAGATGTTTCTGAAGTCTGACATGGGTGTTCTACCTACTTGTCGCTTGTACTCATCTTGGGATAAGAACACCAGTTGTTCAAGCTGCATGATTCTTGTATGGCTTGGATCACCATAAGCCCAGACAGAACTTCTTGATGGACAAGTCGCAAGGAAGTGACCATTTGGTTTGAGAAGTCGCCAGAACTCTGAAAATTGGGCAAAGAATAGTTTGTAGTCACCTTGTTGTCCAAGGTGTTCTAGCACCTGATAGGCATGGATTTCATCAAACTCATTGTCTTTAAACGGCAGTGGAGACTCATCAAGTCCCAGTAAACGTCTGGATTGTGGTCAGCGTTGTAGTCCAGAGTGGTTAAGTTATCAAAGGTTGGCGTTCCATCTACTGCCATTTTCTTTGTGTGGTTAGATCCGCAACCGATTAAAAGTTCTTTTTTTTCAGTCATACGTCTTCTGTTTTGTAGTTCAGTTTGTGGTTTTGGAATCGCATGGCAGCCTCCATCTCCATCTCTTTAAACTGTTCATCAGAGAAAACTCCAATGATGTTACGTCCTTCAAACCAAACCTCTTTGATAGACTCGTTGTAGGTTGAATCTTCGTCTAGTTCATACTCATAAACTACTGTAACAATCACGCTTCCTGCTCCCACAGTGGTATCAAATTCCCAAGTGCTTTCCATAATTAACTCCTGTTTAAAACCTTAACTTTATCTATTTTTTTAAAGATTTATATAGGGACTTACCCTAAGTCTTCCTTAACCATTACCTCTACGGCAGGGGTTTCTGCATAGACTTTTGTAATGTGTAGGTTTACAACTTGTTTGTCATCAAGGTAAACAATATCGTTCATGCCATCTAGGAAACACTTGGCTATGTTGTCAATGTCAGGCTTCTTGGTTGGCTTAAGTATTCCTTCCAAGGCATCTTTACGCTTCTGCTTTGAGAATGATGCTGGTATTCCAGCTCTGATATAAATTGCAACTGTTACAGGAGTATCTAGTGGCTCTGAGCTACCCATTGCAGCTTTAGCCATCATCCTGATTTCATCTTCATAGGTCTTTGTCTTCTGTGGGGTGTAGGTAGATACAAAGTTTCCACGTTTAGCAAACCTGGGCCTACCTTTTCCTACTGGCTCCCCGTAAACCATAAACATTGTCATAAAGGTCATTCAAGAGTCCCATCTTTAATTCTGTTCATATATTCCCTGATCCTGTCTCTAGCCCCTATGCCGTAGATTCTTTCAGCTCTCTCAAGCCTGGCACGAATAAGATCTCTATTTTTGCTTGATTCCCAATTACGATAGAGTTCTCTTGCCTCTGCTTGCTCTAGAACAACTCTGTCGCTCTCATTCGATATGTTCTTTCTGCTATATGCCATGAGTACATACCCTACTCATCTAAGTCACCAGTTAGGATTAGCGCTTCAATAATTAGGCGTAAAGGGATCGGAACACCCTCTTTTACTCTGTCTAGCAGTCTCATAGCTTCAAAGTAATTCAAAACATAGCCTCTTGAGTTTGTTTGGGTTGCTCATGTGCAAACAGTTGAGTTTGTGCAATGGCTTGTTCTATGCGTTTACAGGCAATGTCAAAATACTTTTGTTCACGCTCAATTCCTATAAACTGCCTTCCCATTTGTAATGCAGCAATCCCCGTTGTTCCACTACCCATAAAAGGATCAAGAATTATTTTTGGTGATGGCTTACATTGTTCAATGCACCACTTCATAACTGCTATTGGTTTCTGAGTTGGATGTTCTTTCACATCTTTTAATGCCATTGCTCTTGAATAATTTATCCTTCGTGCTGCTTTATGTTGATTAGTCCAGGCTAATTCAAAATCTGCCAATGAAAAACCATCTTGGCACTTATCCCATGAAAGCCAACCCATCGAGGGAGGAAGCCAATCTGTGAAATAGTTTCCACCCCAAACAACTACTATTTTTCCTTTTTGCAAAAATAAATCAAAAGTAGCTTTTTCTGGCCTAACTTTATCCCAATGCAGTTTTTCAAAATTATTCCATCCTGACATTCCACGACCACCTGCACTTTCGGCATTTATTCCATAAGGAGGGTCAGTAATTACTGCATCAACTTTGTCGATAAATGGTAAAACTTCTAAACAGTCGCCAAGATAAAGCGTAGCGTTTCCAATTTCTACTTTCATGCTCTGCCCCTTATTTGAGCCATCCTAGCCAATACCTCAAATGGTATGGGTGCGGCTTTTTTTGCGTCTTCCTCAATCTTCAGCAAAGCAGGGTCAGGCTCATTTGATGGCGCAACAGTGAGCCTTGCTTTGTCGGCAGGGTTTGGCTTAACAATCCACTCTGCTTTTAAACCTTGGCTACCTCGGCTGCACCATTCAGCCAAAAACTTCTCCAAAGGCCAACCAAGTATCTTTGCTTCAGCAATAGCACCATTCAAAACAGTTTGGGTAATCGGTGCTTTCTTGCTTTTACGCAAGGCTACCCAATCACCCCAAATTTGTTGAGAAACATCTGGTGGGCAAGCAACGCTAGTTGCGTTCTCTCTCTTTGTCTTTGTCTCTGTCTCTGTCTCTCTCTCTGTACTATCACTTTGATATTGCTCTGATATCATGGTCATATCATCTTGTTCCAACCAATGAGATAGCTTAATAATGATTTCTTTTGTTTTCACTTCTGTCAATCTAAGACGAAAAGCAAGAGTTTTATTATCAGGTATTCGCCCATTGTTTTCACTAGCTATTAACCAGAGCATGACTAAAACTTTGGCAGCTAATGGGTCTAATTCATGCCATTCAAGGTCATCAAGAATGTCACGATATAGCTTTACCCAAGGAGGTCGCCTGTCCTTAAAATGCTGAAATTTTGTCCAGTTCTTAATTTTCATAATTAACCTCTGGTCTTTTGTTTCTGTGGTGTCTGTTAAAACATGGTTTTAATTTTCGTATCAAGCGAATTTCCCACATAGCCCAATCCCCCAATTTTTCAGAAAATTTGGCTTTAATGTCAATTTTTGTATCGCTTGAAATGTCAGCCCAAGGAGTATGAATATTTTTAGCATATCCATATCTAAAAGCATGACCGCTAAACCTGTTACTTAAACTTGATGATTGACCTATGTAAACAAGTAAATCATTAAAGTAAACAGCATAAACACAAGCCTTGTTAGGCAAGGTAGTTTTATTTGGGTATAACCCAAACTTTTTCCATTTGCTCATAGCAACTCCGCAAACTCCCAGAAAGAAACTGCGGCAGGCGGGGAGTGCGCTTTTCGGCAGGATAATTACTCCCTGCCTAGCCGTGTTTCAAAACATTGTATCAAATATATTGATTATTTGTAATTTCATTTGATGGCTGTCTGCCAAGCAAACGTCTAGCTTGAGAGTTCATCACCGCATACTCAGCTTTGGTAAAAATGCCAACTGCGTTCCTGATGTCAAAGGGACTGAACTTGTCCAGAGGTGCATCATTGGCGGCTTTTGTGGCATCAATCATGTGTTCCGCAAGGGTGTATCTCATTATCCAACAACGGCCCATTCTGATCTTTTCAGCAGTAAGTTGCTTCTTACGAATCATTTTCTTGCAAGCAGCGACAAGGGAAGTTCTTGGAATGCCTGTATTGTTTTCCATGTCATAAGAGGTTAGCGGTCCATTTTGCAGACATTTGATGATGGCTTCTTGGGTCATAGGTTCTCCAGGTTAATTGGGCGGTTTAGATGGAGTTCTAGCGTTCTGGCAAGCAAAGCTGTTACAGCCGCAATGGAATCCTCTGGTTCGGTTGTATAAGCATCTGCCATTGTTTGAGAGTACCCAAGCAAGGCTTCAGCGCATCTTTTTTCAAGTATTTCTATGTGCATAAGAGGAAAGAGGGAGTGGAAGGGCTATTTACTAATAGGACAAGTCTTTTTAGATTAGCATAGAAAAAAGTTGCGTAAATTAGGGAAAACCCCTATGTAAATTCAGGAATCTATGTGGCACATTATCGGTGTGGGCAGTAAAAAACTCACATTTTAATAAACCTATAGGAGTAAATATGAAGACGTTATTTGAACAGTACAGAGAGCAGTTTGCAGACATTTTGTATTGCTGTTATTGCTTAGAACCAAAAGGCGAAAGTTACAGATGTTGCGATGAGAACCACTTTATCGAATTCCAAGAGTTAGATATTGAGGAACAGAAAGTAATCATCGATGACGAATTAGATCAAAATCAAAGGAGTTAATATGTCAATAGAAGCGTTACTTAAAAAAGATGTCAATTCTCATACAGAGAAGAAAAATAACCTGACCTACCTATCGTGGGCATGGGCATGGGCAGAGGCTCTCAAAGCCGATCCTACCGCTACCTACAAAGTAGAGATGTTTGGCGACAAGTGTTTTATGGACATTAACGGCACAGCAATGGTGTTCGTTACCGCTACCATGTTTGGCAAACCAATGACCTGTCAATTGCCTGTGATGGACTACAGAAACAAAGCCATCCCTACTCCCGATGCGTTTGCGGTAAACACTGCCATCATGCGTTGCATGACAAAGGCTTTGAGTCTGCATGGCTTGGGTCTATACATCTATGCGGGTGAAGACTTGCCAGAAGAGGGCAGATCAGTAGTGATTACACCTACTCAAGGAGCACAAGATAATATTCCTCCAGAGGAATTACAGTACTTGCAAGAGATGGCAGTTGATTTGATTGCTACCTGTGAGCAAGGTGATCCAAGGGCAGCTTGGGATAAGTTGGAAGGAGAGAACCTTGATGCAGAACAAAAGATTGCATTGTGGACACTCCTACCCAGTAAAGTAAGAAGTGCGTTAAAGAAAGCGAAGGAAATGTAATGGAAAAGAAAGATAACAGTGGCGTTTTATTCAAGAACGACAAAAAAGAGTCAGAGAAACACCCTGATTACAAAGGAAATATCACAGTGGGTGGTCAGGATTACTGGCTATCTGCATGGATTAAAGAGGGTAAGAGTGGCAAATTCATGGGTTTAGCAGTATCACCCAAAGAAGAGTACCAACCTAAACAAGCCCCTAAAAAGGCAAGTTTTGAAGACAGCGACCTTCCTTTTTGATAAACTTTCATTGGGGTGAAAGCTGTTTTTACTTTTTTGAAAGCTAGTAGGCGAGCAGTCGTAGCCCCACCCAATAGGAGTTAATAAATGATTTTTGACAACATGAAACAATCGATGGAGAGATTCTTTGGTACGCCAGCGTTTAAACTGGCTAGAAGAGAAGACCCTACAACGAGCCATCAGGCGGCTCAAGCAGTTGATACCACCAAGCTAGAAACTCTTGTCTATGAGGCTATAAAGGGCTTTCCTGACGGGTGTATCTCAGACGAGATACTAGCCATGTATCCAAACTACCCATATTCCTCTATAACTGCAAGGTATCGTGCTTTGTTAGACAAGGGATTTATTGAAGTTTCGGGTGTCAAGCGAGGAAAGTTTGGCAGAAATCAACGAATTATGAAAGCGAAATAATGCTTGAAAAACCACCACATTCCAAGATTAGTTATCCATCTACCCCCATGAAAGACTTTAAATGGGAATCAGGATCAGATGTCCAAGCTGTTTGGAGAAAACATGGATGGAATCCACCAAGCGAGAAGATGCTGCCACCACCACCCGAGAAGGTCATGGAATTAAGGAGAGTTAGATGAGTAAAGATAAAGCATTACGTCTTGCACTTGGGGCGTTAAAAGATTTTAGTGTTTCTGATAAACAGGCATTTGAAGCAACTATTGCCATTAAAGCCGCACTAGAAGCAGAAGAGCATGAATGGGAAGGGCTGACAGAAGAAGAGTTTGTTTACTTTTGCTCTTTTGTTGACCACGATACTCTTAGTCAAATTGAAAATGTTTTAAGGGATAAAAATGAGTTATGCCGATATTGAAATAAAGATAATCCAATGGGCAGAAGCCCGAAAGATTATTCCTAATAGCAACCCAGAGTCTCAGCTACTCAAGGCTGTCTCTGAAATAGGAGAACTAGCCGATGCCACCATCAAAAAGGACAAAGAAGCTATTTTGGATTCTGTTGGTGATGTCATGGTCTGTCTTATTAACTACTGCGCTTTGCAAGACATCAATTTGGTAGACTGCATGGAAATTGCATACGATCAGATTAAGAATCGGAAGGGCATACTATTGCCCAACGGAGTGTTCCAAAAGACACTTGACTGACATAAATTTAGCCTAGTATTTAATTGCAACAATTCGTTGCGCCTGGAGAAAATCATGAAATTTGAAATGGCTATTGGCTACATTGAAAATGAGAAAATTACAGTCGAAACGTGGGATTTCGAGAAAATTGAAATTATCAAAAATTTTATTGAATTTCAAGAAGAACATGGTTGGGCGGTTGACTATGAAGCAGTTGACAACTCTGAGGATGACACTGAAGAAGAAGAAATCCCACCTTTCGCTTTAGATTCCAAAGAAGAACTTTAACCCATAGGTTTACTTTGCCAACAGATAAAGCCCCACATTGCTAAAGGCGTACCCTGCGTACACGATAGCCATGTAGGGGTTTTCTTTGTAAAGCTGTTCACCAGCAATGTAGGCGTAAATAGCCCCCGTCAAGATGATTAGCCAAGCACTCAAAACGCACCTACATCAATCACTTCACCCCTAAATTGAATCTGATCCTCATCAAATTTATGGACGAGTTCAGGCCATAAAAGCTGACCATTGAAGAAGTTTAACACCGCAAAGCCTGATCTGTGGTTGTTAGGATTTATCTCAGCATAGTTAAACTGTGGCCCGTCAGTCTCAGCTAATGTTCCCGTATCTACCCCGTACCGAACCCCGTTGTAGTCGCTAAAAGGGGTCACTTTAAGGCTATGAAGGTGTCCAGTAACTACTGACACACCCGCATTGACAGTATTGTTGTGAGTGGCGTGAATACCACCTTTGTAACGATGCTTAACAATTACGTTATCTGTAGGCCATACCGCCCAACAGAAGTCCCACTCGGTTATATGGTCTGTCAGCTTAAAGCCTAGAACTTCCTTAAACTGTGGTGCGTGTTGAGCCAATCTATTGCCAAACCGAATGTCGTGATTGCCCCATGTAAACAGGAGCTTTACATTGTGTCTCGCTGCTTTAGCGGTTTCCTCTATCTCACCCAATGCACCCTGACAAGCCTTTAACTCTTGGATAACAGAAGTCTGCGGTTGGTCAGTTACATCGTGGCGAGATATAGACGCCCCATCAAACGCATCCCCGTTACATATCACCGCCTTGGGTTTGAACTCTTGGATAGCCCATAGAAGCCCTTTAAAGGCTGTTGTTCGTTGACCAGGTATGAAGTGAGCATCAGAGAACACAATCACAGTGCCATCTAGCATTCCAAGTTCTACTTGTTTTAGTGGACTAAATGACTTGGGCTTGTTTTTGTCGTATTTAACACCACGATGGTCACTTGCATAAAGTGCCATGTTGTAAGTTTTCTCAATCCATCTTCTACGCAAATGAACTGCCCTGTTTGCAATTCCAAGATGGTCAGCTACTTTTTGAGCAGATTGAAGTTTCTCCCATAGTTGGATGAACTCCATGTCCGTACACGTTTCGTTATGTGAACCCATTGGAATCCCTTGAAAGTAACTTTTCTAGTAGATTGATGACTCTATGCTCTTGCATCTCTACCTCATCTTGAGATGATTTAGGGTCTTGCGCCACAGTCATTAAATCGTGCAGAAAAACATGAAGTAACTCATGCAAAGCAGTCTGGTCTAAAGATTCTGGGGTGATCTTCTCAGCACCAAAATCACCCAATCTATAGGTAGCCAATCGAGCCGAAGCATTGAACTCCACAGAAGCCATTGCTGACTTTGCGGGTTTGCTTCCCTTCTCTATTCTCCAATCACCCAAACTAAGAACTTGTTGCCACTTTCTAACACTTTGTGCGAATAAAGCGACATCTTGCGGTGTAGGAATGTTAGGCATTTCAACACCTTATACAGTATTTATGACAATTTAATTTAAGAAGCTAATACAAGTAGGGCGTGATCTATGTGTTTAATGCGGTCTTCTAGCCCTATAA